CCAGCAGGCCGCGCTCCGTGCGCATGTTTTCCGCCCTGTAGGCGTAGTCGGGATCCACGTTCGTGTCGCCCTCCGCCTGATAGACGCCCTTGGGCGTGGGGATCACAAAGCTCCCCTCATAGTCCTCGTCCTGAACCTGCCAGTATTTCGCCATCTCCTCGCCTCCCTTCCGCGCAGGCGTTCATCGCGTCGCCGCGTAGAGATGCTTCATCTCCCGCACGCTGCCTGCGCCCTGCGGCGTCATCGCGCGCATCTGCTGATAAAAGCTCTCGCGGAAGACGTCTGCGCGCCGCTGCTTGACGAGGCTGCCGCTGGACAGGTGCCGGAAGCAGATGTAATCGGCCAGCGCCGGCTGCGCATATTCGGGCAGCAGCGGCTCGTCCATGCCGCTTTCCAGCAGCGGGCATTCAATCTGCGCCAGCACGGAAACCGTCTGGTTGCAGGCGCCCGTGTGCAGCGTGTGTCCGTCGCCGCTGATCACAAAGCGCACGCTCATCCCCGTCCCGTCCTTCACTTCCACAACGCGGCCGATGAACAGGCCCCGCAAATCCGTGCTGCCCGTCTCGTCCGTCCTCAGCTCCATCACCTCGCGCGGCCTGAGAAACAGCCTCACCGCGATCATATAGCCCATATTGGCATAGCTGCGGAACAGCTCCTCATATTCGCCCAGATCCTCCGCAGCCTCGTCCAGCTGGCGCAGCGCCAGCTGCATAATCGATGCCAGCGTCAACTCCGTATTCCTCCTTCATCATTCACAAAAGCCGGCCTTCCCCATCTTGGAGGAAGGCCGGCTTTCTTTCACAGGCAGCCGGTCTGCTCGAGAATCTTCTTCACTTCTTCCGGCATCGTCACGGTCGTGCCGCGCAGGAAGTAAAAGCTCACGCCGTTGAGACCCACAAACTGCACGTCGTCCTTGCAGCCCGGGATCAGCGGCAGATACGCCTTCACCGGCTCGCCGCTTTTGCAGCCCGCCTTCTCCATCAGATTCTTCATGTTCGCCTTCGTCGCCTTGCATTTTTCAAGCAGCGCGCTCGAGGTCTTCTCCAGCGTCTGCGTGGTGTTCATCTTCACAGCCATCTTATGTCTCCTTTCCGCGGGGCTGCCGCCCCGCACCCCGCGCAGGGACATTGTCCCTGCACCCTTCTTCGCTTCGCGGCTGCTTTAAGCAGCTCGTCATCGGCAAACTCCGTTTGCCGGCAAAAAACCATAGAATTGCAAGCCCCATATACAGCCCCGGGATCCAAGGGTCGCAACCCTTGGTCGTTTGCAGGGGGGCAGGGGAGTCCAGAGGGGCCTGGGGGGAGAATCGAAAATCCCCCCGGCCCCTCTGGGCCCAGCGCAGCGCGTCCTCCCCGGGAAGCCCACATCGTCGCGCAAGCGCTCCCTGCGGTTTTCGACGTTCCGCCCGCCTGTTTCGCCCACTGGGCGCGGCAGGCTTCAGTCCCGCCGGAGGCAGAAGCACACCTCACCCAAGCGCACTTCCCACCTCAAACCCTCACATCACCTCACGCGCTGTAACCGCACTCAATCCTCACCGCATACTCCGGCTGCAGCAGCTTCACGCCGAAGCCGTCCATCTTCCAGCCGACGGTGGAAATCTGCTCCAGCGGATCGGCGGTGCCGGCGCTGCCCGCAGGCTTCACAATCACGCGCGGCTTCGCGCCCTTGAGGCTCGTGTAGCCGTAGGCGTACTGGCCCAGCACAATCACGCTCGCCACATCGCAGCCGGCTGCGCCTGCGTTTTCAAAGATCTTCGCCTCGGTCGTCTCCACAATGCGGCAGCCGAACAGGCGGCCGATCTCACCCGTGTAGATCGCTTCCTTGTCCTGATAGCGGGAAACCGCCACAAACGTCTCGTCATCCTGCAGGTCATAGAAGGTCTCCGGGCCGACGATGGCGATGTAGTAGCCGCCAAACGTCTGCGCATGCGCCTTCTTGAGCATGCGCACAGCCTTGCGCAGCTCCTTCGTGGAGAGCTTGTCCTCCGGGGTCAGCGCGTCGCGGCTCGCCTTGCCGCCGGCATAGATCACGTTCGTGCACTTGGCCAGCTCCTCACGCACCACCGCGTCAATGCTGCGCGCGCCCGCGTCGCCAAACAGCTTGGTCTTGCGCAGGATGTTCATGTCCAGGTGGGAAAGATCCAGCTTGTCGGTGCAGCGCGCATATTCGCCGTACTGCTCCAGCTTCACCGTCACCTCGGTCTCCGTCAGCATCACGCTCTCGCCCGGCTCGCCCTCGGTCAGGGCAGTGGTGTTCGCCTCCAGTGGGATGATCTTGCGCATGTTCATCACCAGGCCGCTGTTGGGCGGCATGCGGTGCTCGTCGCCGAACTGCAGATGCACCAGCTCCGGTTCAAACGTGCGCAGCAGCTCCCGGTTGTAATAGGTCTGCATGCCGGGCGTCAGGCCCGCGCTCGCAGTCATGTTCGTATTCTCGTTCGTAAATGCCATTTTCTCTCCTCACTTTCTTTGCTTCATGGTTTTTCTTTCATGCTCAAAAGCCCCTCACATAGCCCCGGGTCCAGGGTCGGAACCCTGGTCGTTTGCAGGGGGGGCAGGGGAGTCCAGAGGAGCCTGGGGGGAGAATCGAAAATCCCCCCGCCCCTTCTGGCCTCAGCGGAGCGCGTCTTCTCCAGGAGGCTTACATGGTCGCGCAAGCGCTCCTTGCGATTTCCGACGTTCCGCCAGAGACAATTTCATACGACTGCCCCTCTGTTACATTTTCACCTTCTTGCCCATCATCGCCGCCTCGCGCGCCTGACGGGAGAACGCCTCAAACTGCGCGTCGGTCATCGCCTCGATGCGGTTGTCCTGCATCGCCATGCCCGCGCCGCCGGCCATGCGCGCAACCGGCACGCCGCGCCTGCGCGGCGCCGCCTTCATCGCCGTCATCTGCGCACGCAGATATCTGCATGCCGCGCGCACAACGTCAAGGCCGCGCGCCACATCCTCGCGCACGCCCATGTCCTGCGACAGCGCCGCCAGCTCCTCGCCGCTCCAGCCGTCCTCAAACAGCGCTGCAATACCCTCGCGGATCGCCGCCTCGCTTTCCGCCGCCTCCTGCGCCTGCATGGGCGCGGCGTCCTCCATCAGCTCGCCGCTGATCTCCTGCGCCGTCATCGGCATGCTCTGTTCCAGCTCATCATAATTTGCCTGTACCATCTTTCTGTCTCCTTTCTTTTATCGCAAAGCCTCTTCGGCCTTGTCTCCCTGAATCGCCCGGATCACACTCTCCCCGATCCGCTGTCCCTGCATCAGCCGGATCACCTCCGCCGCCGGCAGCGGCGTGCCCGCATCCGCGCAGATCTTCACCGCCTGCAGCAGGAATTCGTTGTCCTTGGCAATCTGGTCGGGGTTGCAGCGCACCACCTGCACGCGCACCGTGTATGCCGGCCGCTCAATCGCCCGGGGCGCGTCCGCCGCCACCAGCTCCACCAGCCTGTCCTGCATGCCGCCTCCGCCTTCGCCCACAATCCGCAGCACGCGGCCCGGCTCCATGTATTCCGACAGAATCCACATCACCATCTCGATCATGCTCCGGAACGCCTCCTTGAACCGCTCCGTGTGCCAGCGTGCAATCTTGCTGCCGGCCTGCTGCAGGGCATTGATCGCCGTGCCCGCCGTCACGCCAAGGCCGCCGTCGCCGCGCGCAAACTGGTTCTGGCCGCAGTCCTGCTTCATCGTGTCCGCCATGTACTGCATCATCTGATACACCTGCGCGTTCAGCGGCTGCGCCTGCACAGTTTGAAGCACCTCGCGGATGTCGCTGCCGTCCCATTCAATCACCGTGCGCGTCATGTCGGCGACCTCGTCCGCGTTCACGCCGCTGCCGCGGCGGATAAAGTGCCGCTGCACGCTCGATTCGCGCGCATTGTCGTCAATGTAGCGGCAGTAGCGGTTGATCGCGTTCTGCGTCTCGCGGTAGTCGTGAATCAGGCCCGTGCCAAACGGCCTGCGCCATACGTCGCGGTATTTAAACAGCACGAACGGATACATCCCGTGCGCGTATACGCCGTCCGGATACGCCTCTTCCAGCCCAAAGCCCGTCTGCGTCGCCGTCAGCAGCGCGTTGCCGGCCATCTGCGCCATGTGCACGCGCCAGCGCCGTTCCTGCGCGTCGTATCGCCTGTACCAGAACTCAATCAGCGTCACGCGGCTGTCGCCGCCCGGCGCCTCGCCGCGTCCGCCCTCGTGCGCATATTCGTCGCCCGCCACGAAGCCCTTCGCGTGCGGATAGTGCTCCTCCACCCAGCCGACCGTCGTATGCGTCACCTTGAAGCATGCGCGCCCGTCCTGAATGCTCTCGCACATCGGATCGGGGAAGAAGTCCTCCGGATGCCAGCTCAGCACGTTCACCATGCCCTCGCCGTCCTCCAGATCGTCGTCCCAGAACACCTGCGCCACGCCCGTGCCCGCCACAACGGCGTCCTCCATCATCTGCTGATACTTGCCGTTCCATCCGGCCTGATGCAGCACAAACGACACCACGTCGGTCATCTCCTTCGCGCTATCCATCGTTTCCTCGCGCTCGGGGATCATCACCGCCTCCGGCATGTTGTCAATCTGGTCGGCAATCACGTTGTCCACGCAGCTGTTGAGCGTGCTCATCGCCGGGCTCGTCGCGCTTTTTTCCTCCATCTCCAGCATCCGCATCCTGCGCGCCTGCCGCATGCCCTCGTGCTGCCCGGCCAGCTGCTCGCGGAAATGCTCAAACAGCGCATAGCCGCGCCGCAGCAGTTCCCTTTCTTCAAAGCTCATCGGCTGCTCAATCCCGCGCATCTCGCCGCTGCGCACGTCGCCGGTCGTCCTTCGCTTATACGTCATAAAGCCTCCTTCTTCGCTTCGCGTCTGCTTTAAGCAGCCCGTCATCGGCAAACTCCATTTACCAAAGAAATCCATCGTTTTGCAAACTCACTCATACAGCCCCGGGTCCAGGGCCGTGAGGTCCCTGGCCATTTGCGGGGGTAATGGGGTTCCTAGGGGAGGTAGGGGGGAATTGGAACCCCCCTACTCCCCTAGGCCTCAGCGGAGCGCGTTCCCTCCGGGAAGCCCGCATCGTCTCGCAAGCCCTCCTTGCGATTCCCCACGCTCCGCCTCGCTGATTGCGTCCACCGGACGCGCTCGCCTACGGTGCCAGCGGATCAAACCCCTTCGCCCGCTTCCTCTCCGCCTGTGCCCTCGGCGCAATCGGCCGGCTCATCAGGAAATACCGCGTCTCGTCGTAGATGTGATCCTCTCCGCCGGTGTCGATGTCCTCCGGTCTGCGCCCGTCGTAGACCAGCGCCGGAATCGTCCGGATAAAGTCCCTGCATGTGCTGAACACATACAGCATCGGCCGCCCGTCCTCGCCGAATTTCAGCCGCTCGTGCAGCTGCATCTTGCCCGGCAGGCGCGTGTTGTCGCCCTTTTGAAACACCACCCCGCCGAATCCGCTGCGGATCTGCTCCTCCACGCTCATCCCGCGGCTCCTGTCCCAGATCGCCGGATCGGCAATCCCGCGTACGCGCAGCCCCTCGCGCATCTCGCTTTCCATCAGCTGCGCCAGTTCTCTGGCGATTTCGCCCGGCGGCTGCTGCACGCCGACGTTCGCCTCCCCGCTCACGCAGCCATACAACTCCTTGTAGCGGTACGCACGCCCCTCTTCATCCACTGCCCACACCCCGAATGCATAAGGCCGCGTATATCCGTGATCAAAGCTCACGAACCGCGGCCAATGGTATGGAATTTCAAACGGCGCAATCACGTGCGTGTACAGCCCGTCGTGATAGTGCGCCGGATCGTCGGTGAATTCGGGGAACGCCTGCCCGTCAAATGCATCCCATTCTCCCAGCAGCAGCGCCTTTCGCAGCGCCTCCGGCTTCTGCTCCAGCTCCACAATGTAGTCCTTCGTGATGTGTGGGTTGTCCGTCGGCCTCGCCGGAATGTACTCAACCCGCCGCACCGCCTTCGTCCCCAGCACGCTCGATTCCACCACGATCTCGCGGATCTCCCGCCCGCCGTGCGTCGCGTCCACAAACCGCGCCTTCACCCAGGCGTGTCCCGGTCCGCCGGGGTTGCTCGCGCTTCGCACGCAGGGCACAATCCCCAGCCGCTTTTCGGCTCTCAGTCTCGTGCGCAGATAGTCGTACATCGCCTTCGTGAAGTGCGTCAGCTCGTCAAAGTACAGCCAGTGAATCTCCGCGCCCTGATACCGCAGCAGCCCCTCGCCCTCGTTCTGCAGAAAGCAGAAGTGCGCCACGCTCCCGTTCACGAATTTCATCTCGTGCGTGCCCGCCGTGTATTTGCCCAGCGCCTTCGGTACAATCGAAAGCATCGTGCGCACCAGCGTCATTTCCAGCTCCGGAATCGTCCGCCGGAACAGATACGCGTGCGTCCCCGGATACGTCATGCACCGCAAAAACGCATCCCAGCAGATCGCGTAGCTCTTGCCGCCGCCCGCCGCCCCGCCGTAGAGCACCTCGTCGCATTCGCTCTCGTGAAACAGCTTCTGCCTCTGCGTCGGTGCATAGCCGATGTCAACCGTCATCCTCGTCCCTCCGTGCCGGCATGCCCAGCTTCGGCGCCCCGTTCAAAAAGCGGATCACAATCTCGCCCTTGTCCTCCTTCGCCACGCGGACGCCCGCCCGGTCGAGGATGTCCTTCGCCGCCCGCTGAGAAACGCTGTCGCTGGCCGTCTCCCGCTTCATCAGCTCCGCCTGCCGCATCACAGCCTCCTCCGCGCTCTCGTTCACGCGGATCTGCGCCCGCAGCTTGGCAGCCTCGCTGCGCCGCCTGTAGGGCTCCAGCAGCTCGCTGTCCCCCAGCGCGCGCGTCACCTGCGCTGCCGTCAGTTCAAGCCTTTGTGCAATCTCCTCCACCTCCATCCCCTCCTCAAAGTACGCACAAAGCACCTCAGACTTTTTTTCCTGCGTCAGCCTTTCCAATACGTCACCCACCTTCACCATTTTCCACCTTCGGGATCTCATGCTCCGCCACATATACAGCCCTGGGTCCAGGGCCGTGAGGTCCCTGGTCATTTGCGGGGGTAATGGGGTTCCTAGGGGAGGTAGGGGGGAATTGAAACCCCCCTACTCCCCTAGGCCTCAGCGGAGCGCGTCCTTCTCGCCGGAGGCGCCCTCCCTGCTTTCCCTCTCGCGTCCATCCGCCTTGCCAGAGCAATCAAAAAACCGCCCCATCCGGAAGCGGTTTTCTTTCGTTCACTTTTGACAAGCCTATCATACCATGTGTCGTACACATAAACAAGCTGATGCTTTCTGAAGCTTTCTGCAATCCCGTGCAGCATCGTGAACCCTCATGCCGTTTCGATCTCCTTTTTGTACTGCATGCATCGCCGCACGCTCCGCTCAATCATCCCGCTGACGTCCTCCACCGTGAATCCGCCCAGATAATACATCGCGCAGAACGCATACATCTCCGGCTTCATCCCGTCCATCTCCCGCCGCGCCTCCGTTTCATATTCGATCAGCAGCCGGCTCTCCCGCTGCAGCATCCTTTCAATCGCCTCTCTGCGCTCCATGTGAATGTCCAGTCCCCCGGGCACGCCGCCGCGTCCGCCCGGCGCGCCGCCAAGGCGAAGGCTGCGCACCCCGTCCGGGCTCAGTTCCTTCAGCTGTTCGTTCAGCCTGCGCACCAGCAGCACCTGCGCGCGCACGCGCCGCATGATCTCTCCCCTCGTCATTGCCCGTCCTCCTGCGTCCCTCGTCCCTTCTCTTCCATACACAGCATGCATCCGTCACATTCCTCTCTCATCCATAACACACAGGAAAACGCCATCCCGCTTCTTCTCCCCTTTCCAGTCCCTTTCTCATCATAATATACAAACGTTTGTTCGCATTATATCGCGCATTTCCCCTCCCGTCAACCCCAAAAACGCAATGAAAACCACCAGCTAAGCTGGTGGTTTCCTTTTGGGCCTTCAAGGCCCTTGTACTAGCACGCCTCTTAAGAGGCATCGAATTGGTTTGTCAGTCGCTTTGTTCTTCCTCAGGCACGCCCCTTA